TGTTGGGAAGCAAGACAGCGGATTTAATCAAAGCAAGTGGCCAAGTGCTTCTTGGTGTTAAATCAAGTGAAAAAATTGGCATCATGGACACCGACGCATTTTTCCAGGATGGTTCATCATGTGGATTCAATGCATCAGGTACAACCACATTCACACAGCGTTCATGCACCGTTGGTAAAATCAAGGTGAATGAAGCATTATGTATGAAAGACCTTGAATCTAAGTATTTGCAAAAAGCGTTACCAGCAGGCAGCATGTACACCGAAATGATTTTCGCGGAAGATTACAGCAATCGTAAAGCGCAGAAAATCGCATCACAATTGGAAACAGCGTTGTGGCAGGGCGATTTGACAAGTGCCAACGGTAATCTTAACAAATTCGATGGCCTTATCGCGTTGATCACAGCAGCAGGCGGATCAGTTGTAAACGCAAACACCGTTGGAAATCACGGATCAGTTGAAACATCGATCACATCAGCAAACGTTGTTGCGATCATGGATTCAGTTTACAAAGCAATCCCGGCGCAAGTTGTTGCAGCGGATGACATCACAATATTCGTTGGAATGGACGTTTTTAGATTGTACACAATCGCATTGAAAAACGCAAATCTTTTCCATTATCAAATCAATACCAAAGCAGACAACGAATTTTTCTTACCAGGTACAAGCGTGAAAGTTGTTGCAGTTCAAGGTTTGAACGGTACAAGCAAAATCGTTGCAGCAAGAATCAGCAACTTATTCATCGGTACCGATATGCTTAATGAAGAAGAAAGATTCGAAATCTTCTTTGCAAAAGAAGCGGATCAAATCAGATACGTTGCTGAATTTAAAATGGGTGTTCAGTTTGCGTTCCCGGATGAGATCGTGAAGTTCTTTGTTTAACAATATCAGGGGATCGGGCAACCGGTCCCCAATAATATAAAAAATCATAATTTATGCCTTGTAATTTAAGTCAGGGAATGACGTTGGATTGTCGCGATAGCATAGGCGGCGTGAAGGCCGTTTGGTTCATTCCACATGCAGCGGTTACAGCCGTGACCGAAGCATCAGGAGTGGTTACAGCCATCACCGATTCAGCGACATGGTACAAATACAATTTGGTGAAGCAAACAGCATCATTGACCGAAACTATCAACGCATCAGTTGAAAACGGAACGGTTCAATATGCACCGGAATTGTCTATCATCATCAACAAGTTGCAAGCCAACGTAAGAAATGAAATTTTGTTGTTAGCACAAAATTCATTGATGGCAATTGTCCAGGATCAAAACAGCAAATATTGGTTGTTGGGCAAGCAAAACGGCGTTGATTTGTCAGGCGGTAATGCCGCAACAGGTACAGCCGCAACCGATCGTTCGGGGTACACGTTGACATTTAGTGGTTCGGAGCCGGCATTGGCACCGGAAGTGCAGGCATCAGTTGTCACAGGATTGTAATATAAATGTCCAATATTCATGCAGTTGAAGGCCGTCCAGGAATGGGCGGTTTTCTTTTTTTGGGCAAAATGGTCGTTTGGACTATTTATCAGCAAGATGATACATTTGACCAAAGGTGAAACAAACACGGTTGTGTTGACGTTGACGGAAAATGAAACGTTGACAACACCGAATTATTTGTTCCGATTTGTCAATAGGACAACAGGTGTCGAAGTTGTTTTCGTTAAAACAAACGCATCAGATGTCAGTTCCTACAAATACAGGTTCAATCAATTCAGCATTGTGACATCATCATATTTCAGCAATCAGCCATCAGGTGAGTGGTTGTATTACGTTTATGAGCAAGCAAGCACAACAAATCGAGATTATACAAAGGCGACAGGATTGTTGGAACAGGGCATCATGAGATTGAACGAATCAGATGCATTTGAATACACACAACATGAGCCGGAAAATACATACATTACACGATGATGGATAATATTTTAATTTTAAATTTCCAGGAAGCAAAGCAGCCGGAATACAAGGAAAAAAAAGGTGTCACCGGTGGATATGTCGAATTTGGTGACAAAAACGATTATCCGCAGTATTTGTTGGAACTTTACAACAAGTCAGCCAAACATAATGCAATCATTAAAGGAAAGGTCAATTATATTATCGGCAATGGATGGACCGTTCCGGAAAGCGATCCGATTGCAAGTGATTTCATCAAGCAACCGAATCCATACGAATCATTGGATGATTTGACGCGTAAAGTATCAACCGACATTGAAGTGTTTGGCGGTGCATATTTGGAAATTATTTGGTCAATGGTTGGCGGTCAATTGTCAAGCGTTTCACACATTGATTACACAAAGATCAGGGCGAATAAAGACAATACACAATTTTGGTATAAAAACAATTGGCAAGATCGTAAAGAGCCGACCGTTATTATAAATAAATTCAATGACAAATTAAGGCAAGGCCGTCAAATATTATATTTGAAGGAATACCGTCCAGGATTGGACACGTATGCATTGCCGGGATGGATGGGTGCATTGAATTACATCGAATCGGATATTGAGGTCAGCCGTCATGTGTTGGGTAATGCGCAAACAGGATTCAGCGCATCGAAGATGATCACATTGACAAATGGCGATCCAACACCGGATGAAAAAAGAAACATCGAACGTCGTTTCCATGATAGGTTCACCGGATCCGATGGAAAGAAAATCATTTTGTCATTTACGGATGATCCGAACAGGAAACCGATTGTCGATGATTTAGGGACATCAGATTTGACGAAAGAAAATTTCGGACAGGTTGATTTGTTGATCCAACAAAATTTGTTTGCAGGTCATCAGATTGTGTCACCGGTGTTGTTTGGTATCAAGACGGAAGGACAATTGGGCGGAGCAACCGAATTGCAAAACGCATATGAGATTTTCAAAAACACGTATGCAAACGACAAACAGCGTTTCATTGAATCAGCAATGAACATGTTGGCCAGGATAAAAGGAGCAACCGAAGAAATGCACATCGTTCCATTGGAGCCGATCAGTTTCCAATTGACCGAACAAACATTGGTGTCATTGGTGCCGAAGGAGTATTTGTTGGAAAAAGCAGGCATCGATTTATCAAAATATCAAAACACGAATCCGGAAACCGGCGTTGTTGTTCCAAACGAACAGGAATTGGCCGTTGTGAACGATTCGTTGCGTAATATGACCGGACGACAATATCAGCAATTGATGCGTGTTGTTCGTCAATTCAGTCAGGGGAAAATAACAAAGGAACAGGCAACCGTGATGTTGAAATCCGGTTTGGGAATGAATGAACAAGAAATAAATGCCATGTTGGGCGTTGATGATGATCCGGAAACGGAAGATCAGGCGTTTAGCGATCAGGACATGGATTCCGTGATTTCGGTGTTTGAGGAATACGGCGAAATGAAACAAAATTTCAATGTGTTGTCAACGCGTTCGGTATTCAGCGCACATGATACATTCGCCGATGATTATTTGGTGGATTCATCAGCGGACAAAAAAATATTGGAATTGGTGAAGGCGGACGCATTGATTCCAAATGATGTGATCGCAAAAGCGATTGGCAGGTCATTGGAGTTCGTACAGCGTCGCATGCAATATTTGTATGATATCGAAGCCATCAAGGTCAACGACATCACAAAGCAAAGGACATTGACAAAGCCGATCAATGAGATCATCAACAAGCCATTGCCAACGGTTATTGAGGTGCGCTATTCATATGAGTGGAAACCACAATTTGCGATCAAAAGCGAAAATAAAGACAAAACGCCGTTGATTTTAACATCACGTCCGTTTTGTGCCAGGTTGTTGCAATTGGACAAAGTTTACACACGTCGCGAAATTGAAGCATTATCAGCGCGTTTAGGATATTCGGTTTTTGATCGTGGCGGCGGTTGGTGGACGCGTAAAGGTGGACAAAAGACAACAGCCGATTGCAGACACGAATGGCGTGCAAATGTATTGGTCCGTAAAAAATAAAGAAAATGAGCAAAAATATTTTATTCATATCAGTTGACACAATAAAGGACCGGACCGGATTGCATTTCAATGTCGATCCGAAATTGGTGTTCCCGGACATTTTGTTTGCACAGGATGCCTACATTTTGCCGTTATTGGGTACAGCGTTGTATAACAAATTACAGGACGGAATAGAGTGCAAGGATTTGACATGTGATGAAGAAACATTGTTGGATGAATACATTACACCGTGTTTGGTTTATCAGGTCATGGCAGAATTGCCAATGGCATTGTCATTTCAATTTTACAACAAAGGTGTTGTGAGGAAATCCGGTGAAGGTCAAACGGAGCCGTCCGCGTCGGAGTTGACCGATGTGGCAAATAGGTATCAAGCGCGTGCAGAATTTTACCGTCAACGATTGATGAAATATTTGAAGGAACAAAGCAGTCAAAACAAGTTCCCGGAATATAACAATCCAGGAACAGGCGTTGACGTGATCGTGCCGGATTCAGAAACATACACAACACAGGTTTGGTTGGGTGATGATGATTGTTGTGCCGGTAAATCATTTGAAGAAATGTATCAAGGAAATTCAAACAGGTGTTGTGGCAAATAAAACATATCACAAAAAGAATCAGGAAAAATTGCGCGTGTATTTAGCAAAAATCGAAAAACATGTTGACGTTAAACGAATTAGTGAAAAAGATCACGGAAATCGGGGAAGGACACAAAATGATAAAAACGACGTATTACGGCAACGTTTTTGATTTTTTGGCAAAGACACCGGACGCAAGATATCCGGCAATGTTGTTCGATTTAGACACGGCCAATTTTAACGGGCAGGTGTTAAATGTCAACATGGTGTTTTTCTTTTTCGATCGCGTATTGGCGGAAACGACAAACGAATTGGACGTGTTGAATGATCAGTTGTTGGTCGCGTCGGATATCGTTGCGCAATTACGATATCAGTTGTTTGATTTTTTAACAGGTGGCAACGTGCCGTTGACGTTTTTCCGTGAGGAAACACCGGATATTTTAGCCGGCGTTCGTGCGTCAATTACGTTTGAAATACCATTTGACGCGGACCGTTGCGCAGTTCCGACATCATTTACTTATTAACTATTTAATGTTAAGATATGGCATCAGATTTTCGTCCAGGCAAAAACGATATCCAAATTTGGAAAAATGACACATGGCGTCAAACATTTGTATTGACGCAAAATTCAACGCCGATTGTTTTGACCGGTGCAACGGTGACAATACAGATCAGGAAAGGTTGCGATGGGGTATTGGCGTTGACAGCGTCAACAGGTGGCAATGGAGTGACAATAGGTGGAGCAAGCAACAACGAAATCACCGTTGACAAATTGATCAATATCGATAAGGGAAAATATCAATACGACATAAATGTT